AAAAATGGTGGCTTCCACGCGATACGGGATGATTTCTGCGCTGCGAACCGTAAGACGGTCAGCCACCGGGCGGACGTTCTCACTGTTCAGAGCTTTTTCCACCACGTCCAGCAGGTCTTTTTCTGCAGTTCCATCGCCTTCGCGGCTAAGGACAGTCAGCACCACCTCTGCAGGTGCCGGGCTGGTTGCACTGGCATCCGCCACCCGACCGTCGGCGCTTCGGGCATGAAATTCATAAGCTGCAGTTGGCCCCGCAACTGAAAGCCCTTCAAAGGCTGCAGGCACACGCAGGCGTAACGCTTCATCGCTTTCCATCACAGCTGCAACGGGCGGCACAGCGTCATTATCAGCAGGCGTCACCGTCAGGCGTTTCACGTTGTAGTTGGCAGCGAGCTGGTCAAGATCGCTGCCCATCGCGTAAGCCACCATCACAGCCTGCGCGGCTTCGTTAATGCGCTGGCGCAGAAGCAACTCACGGTAAGCGTTCTCCTGCAGCAATTTGGTGACGGGTTCAGATTCCAGTTCCAGCGTGCGGATCACTGCTTCCTGCTCATCTTTCGGATGAAGCGCAACAAATTCGGCCTTGCGTTCGGCAAGCAGCGTCTCAAAGTCCGGCACATCCACAATCTGCGGCGCAGGCAACTGCGAAAGGTCAATCACTGCCATTCTCTGCTCCTGTTGATACGGAAAGGGAAACAGGCACACCGTTATTACGCCGCCCGCTCAGCTCCACCACCATTGAACCGTCAAAATGGCTGTTGATGGTGATGGAATCCAGCGTCAGCCGTGGCTCCCAGCGACTCAGCGCCACATACACTGCCGACATGACCTGCAGGCGTAACGCCGGATTTTGTGGCTGGTCTATCAGTGCCGACAGCAGGGAACCATATTCACGGCGGGCAATACGGCTACCCTGCGGTGTCAGCAGAATGTCCCGCACCGACTGGCGCAGATGATCAATATCAGTAATGACTTTGCCGCTGGTATTGTTCATCCCGCTATAAAGCGTCATACCGGGCCTCCGGTTGTATCGCCGCCTTTCAGGACGCCAGTATGCTGATGCGCATCAACCACAATCCCGTTAGAGCTCATCGCTCCGCCGCCCTGGGTAACGCCACCATTGATCACCACTTCGCTGTTAATACGCGTGCGGTCAGCCTCCAGCACAAACTCACTGGTTTTCAGGGTGATATTGTCAGCGGCCTCAATGACCATTGATTTGATGCCCCTGACATACCAGCGCCCGGTGGCGGGTTCGTATTCAAACCAGCCGCCGTCCGGGTATTCCGTCACGTTGCCGTCCTCAGAGCCTGAAGGTGGCGGAAACTGGTTTGAGTAGACCGCAGGCAGGGCAAACGCGGTTTCCAGATTACCGCCCAGACTCAGCAGCACCACCTGCTCACCTTCCGATGGTCGCCACCATGTCCGGGCATTTCCTGCACGCAGCGTCAGCCAACTGATCCAGTTAGTTTCAAGGTCGCCCGTTTTCACTCGGCAAAGCCAGTTTTCCCTGTCCACTTCGGTGACTACCCCAGTGCGGATCAGGTTGGTGATAAGGCGCATGATTTCGGTTAATTGTGCGTTCATGTAAAAATGTTAAACTAAATGGAATTTCAGTCGATAACATACCGTTGTATGATGGATGGCACATTACAACTGAAAATTAACGATAAATAAAATCAACGGAGAAAATAATGCACTGCAGATATTGCGAACAAGATGGAATAATAGAAAGAGAACATATTATCCCTAAATTTATATATAAATATCAAAAAGAATCTGGAGATCGTTTTATAGGCTGGAACGAGAGAGCAAATGATATAATTGGTGGTGAGGCAACAATTGCCGATGTTTGTAAAACATGCAATGGTGGAGCATTAAGTTTTTTAGATGATTATGGAAGTCAGTTTTTAGCCAGAAACGGTTTCTTAACCCAACTTTATCTAAAGACACAAACGACTATAACTTATGATTATCATTTATTGCTACGCTGGTTAATGAAAATTTCTTACAACTCGGCAAGCGCGGTCAATGATCCATCCACACATATTTTTGGCGCATATAAAGATTATATTCTCCGCGGAGAACCTTTGCCTTCAGAAAAAGATGTCATGCTCTTCGCTGGACTGCTCATGCCTCTTAAACTTACTGACGAGCAAAAAAGCGAACTTAATATACCTACAAGTGAAGACAACCTTTGCTCTCCCTTTAAAATGAGAATAACCAAAAATGACCCTGTTCTGTTACGCAGCGGTATTATTTTAAAAGGTATATTTTTTGGAAGCATATTTTTTTATCTCGTTATAACTGAAAAATCAGCCTTAATAAGTAAAAGTTATTTGAAAAACAAAATTATAAAGAATGAAAAAGTAAAACTTATCAATCCGTCAAGTAGCGAGATGCTTCTACCAAACTGTGGAAAAAACTGGATAACTGCAAGTGAAACCCAGCTAAAAAAAGAGATATCTAATTTAGGGATGGAGCATATCCATAAAAAATTAAAAATATGATATTCGTTAACAACGAATAAATTAGATTAACCAAATTAGTTGGCTCATTTAAACAGCCACTGATGCAATATATCTCCAATGACAGACTGCATCTTGTTATTGATACCAAGCAACCGCCGCTCTGCATAACGCACTTCCGGTCCTTTGCGACTGACGCGATCGCGCAGGCCGTAATGGTGAACACGGGCAATACGCTGCACCTTGCCTTCAAACTGTACGCTGGCAGAGTCGGCGCTGGCGGCAGTTTTCAGGTATTTTGTGGTGCGCAGCTTTGCAAACATCTGACGTTTGATGCGGCCTTTTTTGCTGCGTGCTGTTACCCTGCGCGGTTCATAACTGCTGCCATCTGGATTGCGCTGCATCCTGATATTCTGCTGCTGTGTCCGGCGCAGTTCCTGCGCCAGCTGGCGCATCATGCGGCTTCTCGTGGCTGGTTCCAGATTCGCCAGCAAGGCACTCAGCCAGTCGTCCACCTTCTGCAGTTCAGCCACGTTTCACCGTCCACATTTCTTCAGGTTCATCGGGTTCTGCTACAGCTTCAACGCTCGACACACTGCCGTCAGTACTGACCAGCACACGTTCCGTCAGTTGCAGGTTAAGGCTGATATCACAGACATCGTTGCGCAAAATATCCACCTCAAAGGTGAATAGCTTTTCCCGTAACGCCGGGTTATAGATGGCATCGGGCTGGTTATCCCGAAGCCACAGTAAAACCGGGGCCATCAGCAGATTCTGGTCGCCGCTGAAATCCTCTATCACCACGTTCAGGGTATAGCGGTACTCCCATGACATGGAGCTGGCCCCCGTGGCAACCAGCGAACCGTTATCCACAAACAGATGCAGTTTGTCCGGGTTATTGCGGACATAAGGCACCGCTTTATTGAGGGCGTGGCGCAGGGATTGTGGTTTGTTCACTGTTTCGCTCCTGACACGCAATAATCATGTCCACTTTGTCTGCACAGACCGCCCAGGCGGCCTCCGTTTCATCCAGCAACGCGTTCAGGTCACCGTTAGTGCGCGGCGCTGCCTGCCCCAGCCGACACGGCGTCACTCGCGGACAACCACTGACGGTAAGCTGCACCTCCGGTGAGTGTGGGGCGTTCCCGCAGCCGGATAATGTCAGCAGGCACAGGAGTATCAGCCCAGCGGCGTAAATCCTCGTTCTCACGTTTCAGTTCCTCAATCCGGTGTTGTCGTTGTCTCAGCAGTACACTGGTCTGTTCTGCTTCGGCATAGAGCCGCGCCTGCTCCCGGTTATTGGTTTCAGTCAGAATGGACAGGCTGATAAGCTGGCTGTTGCTCTTTGCCAGTGCCTGGCTTTTGCTCCGAAGCTCGTCTGCCTGCGTGCTGATGGTCTGGCTGGCATCAGCCAGCCGCCACGTCTGCCAGCCCAGCGCCGCCAGTAATAACGCCAGCACAACCAGCAGCAACCGGTTCATGCTGCTACCTGTTGCGCAATCTGATTACGGATCATCCAGAAGGCAATAACGGTCAGCAGATAAAAGACCAGGGTAATAGCCCACCCCGTCCAGGCAAAACTTACGACAATCAGCAATCGCATCACCCAGCTGATAAATACGTTTTCTTTTCGGGTAATGGTCTTTAGCAAAGATGCCCTCAACTCCTGCCAGAGCGGGCCGTTCTTAATTAACGCAGCCAGTGCTACCGGAATTACCGCCCATGTCAGCAGACAGGCTACCCAGACACCGGACGCTGCCAGTACCGGAAAAATCCCCTGTGGATACACCATTGCTGCGATCAACAGCGCCATCCATAACATCAGAAACAGCCCGCTGATTACTTTCTTTTTCATTTCAGTTTGCTCCCTGTAAGCACCAGGCCATCTCCCGCGCACGGCGGTTATCCAGCCCCTGATTAAAAACACCTTTCACATAAACCCAGCGCGGCAACTGTCGGCACGCATCCGCCCAGCGCCGCTGATTGAGTAATTTCACCAGTGTGGAACTGCAGGCATTGCCCGTTCCCACGTTGAAGGCAAACGACACCGCAGCGTCATACACCTTCTGCGGCGGCTGTTGCTTCACACACCTTTCCAGCGCCCGCTCCACACGCAGCACGTTGGAGATCAGCCCTTCTGCTGCCTGTCGCTCCGTAATGGTTTTGCCGGGAATGACGCCCGACGTATTACCAATGCCGTCGGTCCAGACACCCGCGCTGCACTGATACGGCTGCAGACGACAGCCTTCGTAATCAGCAATCAGTTTCAGCCCCTCCACGGAGGTGTGAAGCTGCTGAAAACCCGGCAGCGTGGCAGCAATAGCCAGCACGGCCCCGACAAGGCAGCGTTTAACGATTGATGGATTCATAGTCCTCCCGCGAGATCTGCCCGTCGCGCAGAAGCTGGTAGGCTTTGTGTTTGTAGTACCAGTTGATAGCCAGCATCAGTACACCAATCATCAGGCCGCCCAGCGTTGAGGCATCCTTGATGGACAAATCGCCCAGCCAGGCCAGCACGACGGCGATGCAATACGTGATAAAGGCGCTGATTCGCTCAAGCGTCATAATTCAGTCCCATAGCTGGACGGTCTGCACGGTGGTGGTTGTCGGAATGTCCGGCAGCTCCACCTGCAGCCCGTGAGGTAAAAAGGGGCCGTATTCGGCAAGCCCCGGATTTGCCTTCAGTACCTGCTCCGTGACACCCTGCGTGCGCCCGTAATGACGCCAGCAAAGCGCGTCCACCGTGTCATACTGATGCGCACGCACTTTCATCAGATAAGCTCCACTGTGCAGTGCGGCGCATCCTGCACCCGGCTGATGGCCCAGCGGGCGTCACGCCACAAATCACCGCTTGCTTCCGCCAGTTCCTCGCCCCGCTTCACACCGGATGCCGTGGCGTCATAGTCCTGATAACGCTCGTTGAGCATGGCGCGTGCCCAGCAGTAAACCGCGTTGAAATAGTGATGAATGCGCTCACTTTTGCCGTCCAGCTGTTCCGCCGGAACCTCTGCCAGCGAGGCATATCCCAGCATCTGCTGACGTCTGCGAAACTCATACAGCTCTGCGTTGACCTCCGAAATTGCCGACAGGGCAACCTGCTTTAAACGCGGCTGCGTCACCGTGCCGTCAGTGCGCATGACACAGCGAAACTCCGACAGGTCCACATCAGGCCAGAACGGCGTATTTCTGATGATTTCCGCCTGTTCCGGTGCCTGTTCTGGCGCAACAAACTTCATGCTGCTTTCTCCTGAAATAGAGGGCGGTGGACGGGATTTTGATGTGGCAGTGCCTTTCGCCACCCCGTGCCGCCCGTGCGCGGGGGCACGTTCTGTCAGCGGCTGTCATTGCGCAGTCTGCGCTCCAGCTGCTGTTTGTCTTTTTTCACGCCACAGCGGGGATCGAGCTGTAACGCATGGTTGAGATGATTAAGGGCGGAAGCCGGATTGCTTTCACTCAGGACAGCGCCAATCGCTTTATGCAGACGCGCCCGTGACTGGTCCGGCATATCCAGACCGTCTGTCAGCTCCAGCGTCTGCAGTAACAGATCGGCATCAAAGTCGGTGGCGGCAAGCATTGCGCTCTGCGCTGCATCTGCCATTTCCTCTGCCAGCACGGTCTGCACGTTGCGGTTACCCAGCGGCATCACCCAGCCATGACGCAGGGCATGACGCCCGATCTCCAGCGCCCCGGCATAATCTCCGGCATCAATGCGCCACAGCATCACGTACATCAGCACGTCATCCTGTTGAGCGCCTCCGGCAGCCAGGACGCCCTCCGCCCAGGCGGCGTACTTCGGCAGCAGCTCCACCTTGATTTCCGCTTTTTTGACCGTGGACTGAACGCCCTTGAGACGGCGGCGGTCTTCCGCCAGTTGCAGCAGCATCAGGTCATAGCCCGACGCGTGGCGAACACTGCCACCCTCGCGAGCGGCCTGTTCAGCCTGAACGCGCAGGCGATGCTGCCGTGCGGGACTCAGGCTCATGAATTACGCTCCGGTTTCTGCTGCGGCGGCGCTGAAGTCACCAATCTGGATGTTTTCCACCAGTGCGGCGCAGCGGTAGTCCTCAACCACATAGGCTTCGTTAACGGATTCAAAGTTTTCAATCCGGTCACGTTTCGGGTTGTCGATAACTGAACGGCGGCGGGTGTCTTCCTGCCAGTAGATGGACAGGTTATCCAGACGGGTGATCAGCAGCGCATTCGGCGGGAAGAACGGCGCACGCACGGCCTGCAGGCCACCCATGCGTTTCTGGCTGATGATCATATCGGCAGCCAGTTTTTCACTGTTTTCCTGCTCTTTGTTGACCAGCGGGAAATACTTGTCAGACAGCAGTTCACGACCGCAAATCACCACCAGATCGTCATCGTCCTGGTAGACCACGTCGATAAGCTCATTGACGGCATCCATCACCACTGCGTCCAGGTTGGCATATTCGCCACCTTTACCGACTTTCACCGCACCCGGTGTGGTTTCACCGCCCGTGGTGGTGCTGCCCATGACGTGATCCGGTGCATCTTCACGGATTTTCTGCAGCCAGCCTTTGTTCACATCCTGCAGCAGCGGGTTTTCGCTACGGTTGGAGGTTTTCGCACGCTTCACGCCGTTAAAGCCGATCATGATGCGGTCCAGTGCCTGACGTTTCACGATGGCGTCACGGATACGCACCTGGAAATCCTGAAACTTCGCCCACAGGTCCAGCTTCGCGTAGGTCAGCACCGTGTCAAAGTTAGTCTGCTCGCATTTATATTCCACATCGACCATCAGCGTCGGATCGACAGGCTCACGCTCTTTAGCTGTGGTATCAGTGGTTCCGGCAATGGTGCTGCCAACACCCAGCCCCAGCAACTGACCAGACTGCTCAGTCACTGGCGTGACGTTAATCAGCGTCAGGAATGCGGCGGACTGCTGGATCTGATCTTCCAGCGTCTGCTGCACAGACGGCTCTACAGTGAACTTGCTGGACAGTTCTTCAACGGCCACACCGTTCAGACGCGCCAGCTGCTGCAGGTAAGCGTTAAAAGCAAAGCGGGTATTCTTCTTCATCGGGTTTTGTGCTCCATCAGCAATTGGTCAGAGTGTCAGCGGGGGCGTTACCGCCTGTTGCACGCTGGCGGTAGTCCTGGCGGCTGTCTTCATGACTCAGCTTATTCACCAGTTCGTTAAAGGCGGTCTGCTGTGCCTGCAGGGCAGTCTCCAGCTCAGACAGACGTTCTTCCTGCTCAGACAGGGATTTTTCGGTGCGTGCGCTCAGGTTTTGCTGCTCAGTGGCGACCAGCTCCACGGCCTTATGCACATCAGAGAACCGGGCATCGTCGGACTGCTCTTTTTTGGTGAACAGTGCCGTGACGCGGGCAAACAGGGACGGCTTGTCCTCCTGGATTTCTTCCAGTTCGATCACCGTTTCCTCTGCGGCGGTAAAGAGATTGGCGGGATTCTGCTTGCGGTTTGCCAGCGGGTTATGGGCTGCACTGGCGCTGAATGTCAGCATTTCAGTGCCCAGACTGGCAGGGTCATCAGTGGCAGCCAGGCCGACCAGGTAGGCTTTGCCCGTATCAGCAAACTTCGGGCTGACTTCCATAGAGGTGAATAATTTCTGGCCTTTTTTCACCAGTTCCACCAGGGATTCCGTTGGCTCAACGTCGGCATACAGCGCCATCTTGCCTGCCAGCGGACCTTCCGTGATTTCTTCAGCAAACAGCGCCGTCACCTTGCCGTAGCGGTTAAAGGTGCTGTCCGGCAGATAAGACTTGATGTGCTCAAGGTTAATCAGCGCGGTATACACCGCCGGGTTGTAGCTGGCTGCCATCTGTTCCAGCCATTCACGCTGGATTTCGCGTCCGTCGGTGGTGGCACCTTCCACCCCGATGCGAAAACGCTTTGCTTTCACTGTCATGAGCCGTGCTCCGTTAGAAAAAACTTACTGGAGCCTTATGGTTGCGGTGATGGGGGCAGTGAAACAATGCGCGGTATTTGTACCGACAACCACACAAACCGCAGGCGGGGAAAGCCTTCATTCAAGGCTGTAGGTTTGTGCCATGAACACCACACTGACACCCGCAGATCTCGATCCCCGTCGGCAGGCCATGCTGCTGTACTTTCAGGGATACCGCGTCGCCCGCATTGCTGAAATGCTGGGCGAGAAAGTTGCAACTGTTCACAGCTGGAAAAAACGCGACAAGTGGGGTGACTATGGGCCGCTGGATCAGATGCAGCTCACCACCGCCGCACGCTACTGCCAGCTCATTATGAAGGAGCACAAAGAAGGGAAAGATTTCAAAGAGATTGACCTGCTGGCGCGCCAGTCGGAGCGCCACGCGCGGATCGGCAAGTTTAACAATGGCGGCAACGAAGCCGACTTAAACCCTAACGTCGCCAACCGCAACAAAGGCCCGCGCCGTCAGCCGGAAAAGAATGTTTTCACCGATGAGCAGATTGAGAAGCTGGAAGAAATCTTCCATTCCTCCATGTTCAACTACCAGCGCCACTGGTGGGAAGCCGGAAAAGCCAACCGCATCCGCAACCTGCTGAAGTCACGCCAGATCGGCGCGACCTTTTACTTTGCCCGTGAAGCCCTGATTGACGCCCTGCTTACCGGACGTAACCAGATTTTCCTTTCCGCCAGCAAGGCACAGGCCCACGTCTTTAAGCAGTACATCATCGACTTCGCCAAAGAAGTGGAGGTGGAGTTGAAAGGCGATCCGATGGTGCTTCCTAACGGGGCCACGCTTTACTTCCTCGGCACCAATGCCCGCACTGCCCAGAGTTATCACGGCAACCTGTATCTGGATGAATATTTCTGGATACCGAAATTCCAGGAGCTGCGCAAAGTGGCTTCCGGTATGGCTATTCACAAAAAATGGCGACAAACCTATTTTTCCACGCCATCCAGCCTGACTCACAGTGCTTATCCGTTCTGGTCCGGTGCGCTGTTCAATCGTGGGCGCAACAAAGCCGATAAGGTGGACATCGACCTGTCCCACAGCAATCTGGCCCCCGGCCTGCTGTGCGCAGACGGGCAGTACCGCCAGATAGTCACTGTGGAAGATGCGGTGCGCGGCGGCTGTAACCTGTTCGACCTCGACCAGTTGCGCATGGAGTACAGCCCGGACGAATACCAGAACCTACTGATGTGCGAGTTTGTGGACGATCTCGCGTCCGTGTTTCCGCTCAGCGAGCTGCAGGCGTGCATGGTGGACAGTTGGGAAGTCTGGACCGACTTTCATGCTCTGGCCCTGCGCCCGTTTGGCTGGCGCGAAGTGTGGATCGGTTATGACCCGGCAAAAGGTACGCAGAACGGCGACAGCGCCGGATGCGTGGTGGTGGCACCGCCAGCCGTGCCGGGCGGTAAGTTCCGCATTCTTGAGCGTCACCAGTGGCGCGGGATGGACTTCCGCGCCCAGGCTGACGCAATCAAAAAACTGACCGAGCAGTACAACGTGACCTACATCGGCATCGACTCAACCGGCGTTGGTCACGGGGTTTACGAGAACGTGAAAGCGTTCTTTCCTGCCGTCCGGGAGTTTGTCTACAACCCCAACGTTAAAAACGCCCTGGTACTCAAGGCCTACGACATTATCAGCCACCGCCGTCTGGAGTTTGACGCCGGACATACCGACATTGCGCAGTCATTTATGGCAATCCGTCGCGCCACCACCGCCAGTGGCAACCGCCCGACCTATGAAGCCAGCCGCAGCGAAGAAGCCAGCCACGCCGATCTGGCATGGGCAACGATGCACGCACTGTTTAACGAACCGCTGCAGGGCGAATCCGCCAATACCAGCAATATTGTGGAGATTTTTTGATGGGAAAGAGTAAGAAGAACCGAGCTGCGGCGACGAAAAAGATCCAGCTTAAAAGTCAAACTACAGCCGAAGCATTCAGCTTCGGCGATCCCGTTCCTGTTCTGGACCGCCGTGAACTGCTGGACTATGTGGAATGCGTACAGATGGACCGTTGGTATGAGCCGCCCGTCAGCTTTGACGGACTGGCGCGCACCTTCCGCGCCGCCGTGCATCACAGTTCCCCGATTGCAGTAAAGTGCAACATTCTGACCAGTACCTATATCCCTCATCCGCTGCTCAGCCAGCAGGCTTTTTCGCGTTTTGTGCAGGACTATCTGGTATTTGGTAACGCCTACCTGGAGAAACGCACGAACCGATTCGGTGAAGTTATCGCCCTTGAGCCTGCGCTGGCAAAATACACCCGACGCGGGTTAGACCTGGATACCTACTGGTTTGTGCAATACGGTATGACAACCCAGCCGTATCAGTTCACGAAAGGCAGCATTTTTCATCTAATGGAACCAGATATTAATCAGGAGATCTACGGCCTGCCCGGTTATCTTTCTGCAATTCCGTCTGCCCTGCTCAACGAGTCCGCCACGCTGTTCCGTCGAAAGTATTACATTAACGGCAGTCATGCAGGCTTCATCATGTACATGACCGATGCCGCGCAAAACCAGGAGGATGTGAACAACCTCCGCAATGCGATGAAAAGCGCCAAAGGACCAGGTAACTTCCGCAATCTGTTTATGTACTCGCCTAACGGCAAAAAGGACGGGCTTCAGATCATCCCGTTGTCAGAAGTCGCGGCGAAGGATGAGTTTCTGAATATCAAGAACGTGAGCCGGGACGACATGATGGCAGCACACCGAGTGCCGCCGCAGATGATGGGGATTATGCCTAATAATGTAGGGGGGTTTGGGGATGTGGAGAAAGCCAGCCGGGTATTTGTTCGGAATGAACTGATGCCTTTACAAAAACGCATTGCCGAAATTAATGAATGGTTAGATGAAGAGGTAGTCAAATTTGAATATTATGGCTTAGAAAATAATCAGTCATAAAAAAGAAGTGAACAAGTTGAAATTATCAGCTTGTTCACTATTATCTGTATTATCTCTACTGCATCCGTCCGGGTAAATCGCTTTCATTGCGTAAACGCCAAGCTAACTGTTCACGATCCCAAACTATATCGTCTTTGCTAGCCTTTCTAAAATTTGCTAGCACAGTACTGCTTATAGCGTAATTACCATTCTCATTAGTTTTGATGAACTCGTCCCCAAAGTCATTGATTAGAAATTCAACAACCTCGGACTGATACAACACACCATTAGAACGAGTGGTATTAACCATCCAGTCAACTATTTTTATCAGAGAATCATTCATCATCACTCTCAGCTTTTGGAACAAATAAAACTAGAGTATCTTCATGAAAAACTCCGCGCTGGTTCTTAGCACCAATAAACCACGTACAAACTGCCATTGTAGCCGATTGGTAGTGATCAATTACCATGATTGGACCATGTCCTGTTGCATGTTTTACTTTCTGGCCCGGTGTATATTTTGCCACTCTCACGTCTCCTTTCATGTGTAAGTTATCAATTTCAGAATATATCTACATTAATTGCAAGTAAACATGTTTGCGCGCGCTCGTATCCCCGCCACGCCTGCCCGCTTTATGTAGTGGTTTTCATGCAGGAGCATGATCTACGCAAAAGCCCGCCAGTTCTGGGGGGCCTTAGCAAAAACGATCCTCAAACGATCATGCAATCTCATGCAGCATAGACATGCACAGACGAGTAAAGCGAATCGGACTTTACGCAAGGTGAACTCCTCAGCGGGCATAATCAGTATGTCGGAAGATCTCTAAAAATAAATAATTCGGTTAACAGGTATGCTTACAAAAGCATATATTTGATTAAAAATCATGTAAGGGGGAGGATCTCAAACTGAATCGCCACGGGTTTTACAAATTTCGATAGTCTCTCTAACGTTTCGGCTGAGGTCAAAATGAAAAGCTTTTACGTATTAATTTTAATTCTGGTTACAAGCTTTGTTAGCGTCCCAGTTCAGGCGGTAACAGCTAAAAACTATGAGAAAGGAACTAAAGCTCAACAGAAATCAATATCTTACCTTTCATGTGCATTCTATGGCAGTAGCACACAATTAGATCCTAGCTACACGGAGCTAGTACCTACAGCCGATATCAAGATATTACAGAAAGCAGCTTACCACGCTTACAACGATGCGCTCTCATACTTTGGCTATGAGGAACCAGATCACGAACAACGCATAATTGATTATGCTGAATTTGTGGCGTCGCAAGAAGCTGTGTTATGGGATAAGCCGGGAATGAATGGAAAGCAGGTAACACTAATTGCTCGTTCTCTCTACAATGAGAGTAACTGTAACTTGTTACTGGACTCAATTAAGTAGGAAAAAGATGGTATTTTGCCCGTAGTTTCAACCTTAATCTCCGAACCTGTCGCAGAACGGGCGTTCACTCATCAAATAAACGCCACACCTAACGCCTCACTGTACTCGTTGTTCAACCTTGCTGACGCCAGAACCAAGTTCAGACGCCAGCAACTTTTCTTAATGCAGCCAGCTGTCGTCTTCCCACACCTTCTGCATAATCTTCATCACTTGTTTTCTTTCTTCGTCCAGTTGCAGTCCGGTCAGTTCCACACCGTTAGAGCTACCTTTGCGGATGCGAATTACCGTTTTGGGATACAGGGGGCGCAGATTGCGGTAAAGCTCGGATTCAAGGGCGTCCAGGGTAGACTGGCTAATCTTCTGCTCTTTATCGATCATTATTTCAATGCGCATAAAGGTCACCTCAGCTGATGACATCCATTGAGCGGTTGTATTCGTGGGTTCTGATTTTTGCCATGAGTTCATCTGTCAGTTCAGAAACCCACTGCAAAGCCAGCCCCTTCTCTTCATCACTACACTCACTAGCCGCTACAAGCTTAAGAAAAAAATCAATGCGCTGGAGCTTCAAAGACTCCAAAAAATAGTCCTGCATCTTTCCTCCTATGACACCACAAGCAATACTGTATACATAACCACTGTTTATATTTACAGTATATAATAATCTTACTGATGTAAAACGTTTTTTTACGTTCATTAGCCTGATATGCCTGGTATTATTAAGAGCACGAATTGTTAACCCGCGTAATTAATACAGGTTTCGCCACTTATCATCTTCCTGCAAACGCTGGTTCCGATAGAAGATACGCAGGCCTGCTCCTGACGGAATACTGCCGCCGCGAAGGAGTAAATCGACCTCTTTCTCGCTGCCATTAAATCCTCTGGACTTCAGTTCATAGACTAGCTGCTGTCGCTGATGGTCTGTAATTCGCTGTTTGTAGTCTTTACGCCGTTTCGGTTTCACCAGGCGTAACCTTGCAGCCAGTTCCCGGCGCTCTTTTTTGCTCATACTGTGCAGGTAATCGTGCAACTCCTTGTCATCCATGCGGGTAATGTCCGTCCTGGTATCCCCATCAGCTGATTTGTCTTTCCCTTGTTGGTTCAAATTTTCAGCAAGGGGACAGTTATTGCCACGAGTCCAAGGGGCGCAAGCGCCCTGGTCGGCTGCCGCCTCCTGAACGTCAACGGCTTTACGAACCATTTTCCACTTCACTGCATGAGTGCAGATCTTGCCCTCTGCAATTGGTGACCAGATGCCATAAATACGAATACCGTGATCGCCATAGGCGGTCGGCTCTTCGTTGATTTCATAAGCGGTTCTGATGAGGTGATATTTACGGGGAACCAGTACGCCGCCCTGCTTCATGATGTAGGTAGCAAAACAACCAGCATCAGCAGCAGCCAGAATGGCATCAAGACGCGGGTTATCCAGTACCGGCGCACCTGCTTTTTTGTCACCCTGTTGCCTTGCCACCTGACCAGCCAGCAAGCGAAGTTCACGGTAAGCCTGACGTCCCGGAATACCAAAGAAGCGGAATTGCTGTACACGATGCAGAGACGCCCAGGCATTAACGTATTCAGCGTTATCACGCAAGGATTTACCCGTTTCCTTACTGATCTCGCCAGCCAGACCACGCCCGTCAATGTTCTTACTGATGTATTTCGCGATGTAGCTTGTCGGCGTTCCTTTGCGCGGGTTTATCGGCTCAGACTTAAAGCGTGGCTCCGTGTTATTGCCCAGCTCCTCGCGGTCTTCACGGATGGCAAACTTACGCAGTAATGCAGTGATGGCGCGGCGGTCTTTTTTGCGCATGAAACACAATAGGTGCCAGTGAACGGTGCCGTCATGATGAGGCTCAGCCACCCGCACGCCATACCAGCGCAACCCGGCTTTATGCATAGCCTTACGAAATGCAGCAAACATGCCGACCAGATAATCGCTGCTTTGTCTTACCGTCGCATTTGTCCAGGTCGGGTTGGGCCTGCCGTTATTTAGCGTGGAATGGAAACGTGACGGACAGGTGATGGTGTAGAAAACGGCGCAGTCACCGCGCATTTCCGCGATAAGCTCCAGACCTTTAACACAGGCCATCATCTCATTGCGGCGATGCGCAGGGTTGCTGCTGCTGGCGTTTACCACATCCTCCATGTCCAGCGTGTCGCCGTCTTCGTTCACCAGTTCATGAGAACGGAAAAACTCCAGTGACTTGCGGCGCTGCTCACGTTTATGCATCACGGCTTCATAGCTAACATAGGGAGATGCTTTTTTGCTGACCAGGCAGACAGCACGCAACTGCTCTTCCCGCCATTCGCAACGCATCTTCCATAATTTCCGATACCACCAGTCGGCGCACAACATACGCGCCAGCGAACCCGGAATGAGTTCATAGGGCACGGGTTTGCGGCGGTTTCTTTTCCGACGAAGTTGCTCAAACGCAGGCGGTATGACATCCAGTCGCAGGGTTTCCGCTGCTACCTTTTCCCATGTCTTGCGGATTTCTTCTGGCTTAACATCATCGGTGGCATACAAATCGCCACAAGCGGCATCAAGGCACATGCTCATATGCGCAGCTACCAGGGTGGACAGGCGTTTTACCTGATCCTGACTCATTTCAGGCAGAATCAGCAGGCCGTCCAGCCCTTCATGGCTTGCCATAAAGCGAAAAGAAGTGGATAGCTGACTGTCGCGTACATGCTCCAGCCGTTCCAGACATGGCTTAATCGTCTTACGCAAATAGCGGGAATAAGCCTTTGGCCTGCCCAGTCTGCTGAAGTATTCAATACGTTGCATCAGCGGCTTGCTGATATGGGAAGGCTGGGCGTTAACGTCCGCCAGAATGACCATGTCTGGATTAAAACGCTGCTGCTCATGCGCCAGCTTTGCCCGGCTAATAAGCTTATCCTGCTCCATTTCGCGTTGGACAGGATCACGGGATTCATTAAAGAAATAACGCTCCCAGACCTGATCACTCAGTGCCTCGCGGCGCAGCTGTTCCTGCTCGTTATCGGTAGCGTACAGAGTGATCAGGTTTGAAAGCGCAGAAACCGGCGCAACTTCCGCCGGGTCCAGATAAGGGTTAATAGCCTTTTTCGGGCTGTTCCATGAGAATGCTGCGGCGACCTCGTTAACGCCGCTGCAGTTGTTCATATCGGCATGACTCATGCACGTACTCCGTACACGGCAGAACTATCCACGCCACGCGAATAATCAAATCCCACCCAGCAGCGCGGCCCGGAAACAGCAATGATTTCTGTTGCTGATTTACCCTCGCCAGCTGCCACACCGATGCTGCGTTTTACCTTGATATAGTGGTGAGTAAAATTGCGATACAGCGAACGGATCAGGGATGTGTCACTGTTAGAAACAATGACCGGATGTCCTTCTGATGACCGATGTTCAAGAACGGATGCAAGGTGATACTGGTCATCTTCAGTGAAACCGTCAGTGTGATAACCGGAAAACGTACCGTCATACGGCGGATCGCAATACACCACATCCCCCGCCTTCAACATCGCCAGCGTTTCATCAAAGCTGGCGCAGATAAACGTTGCCCGCTGGGCTTTTTCTGCAAATGCGCGAATTTCTTTTTCAGGGAAATACGGATTTTTATAATTACCGTAGGGAATGTTGAAATGCCCGCTCTTGTTATAGCGACATAAACCACGGTAACCGTGACGATTGAGATACAGGAAATATACCGCTTTCATGAAATCAGTAATTTCAGTTGAGTAATTAAACTCCTGCCTTATGTTGTAATAAGCCACCTCCCTGTTTGCGATCTCAAATAAAACTCTGGCGCGAGATATAAACGATTCACAATCAGCAGCAACCTTTTTATAGAGGTTGATTAAATCAGGATTAATATCCGCAACAAGATAGCTGGGGTACTCCGTCTCCATCATCACTGCACAGGAACCCGCGAAAGGTTCAACCAGTCGCGGGCCAGCAGGAAGGTGTTTTTTCAGTTCGGACATAATTGCGGTTTTATTTCCCGCCCATTTCAGGATGGTGCTCATACAGCACCTCCGTTGTAATGTTTGCCTTTCAGCTCTGCGATTTCCTGACAGGTAATGCAAAGCTGCACTCCAGGAATGGCGCGGCGGCGTGCTGGCGGAATTGGCACTTCACATTCAATGCAAAGCACGCGAGACACGCCCGGTGTTTTGGCACGGGCAGCACGAATATGGCGCTGGCGTTCTTCTTCAACGCGCTGCTGTACGAGATCCATTGCATCAGCCATTAGTGGATCTCCTGCGCTTCGTTCTGGATTGCTTCAGCGGTCACACGCAGCAGTTCTGCCGCTTCGACGTGGTTTAGCTGGCGGGATGTGATATGACACGCAAGACTATCAAGGCGGGCAGCCATTGCTTCAGCCCTTGCCCGGCGTTCTTCCAGACGAGCCTCTGTCAGTAAAATATTTAGCCCTGCGTCATCCGGTCCGGTTTTAGTCGTGAGGGTTTCAATATTACGCATAATCAATACTCCTGAATTTAGATAAAGGGATGCCCGGCGGGTTTACGCCATTAATTTCATTAGTTGGTTAATTCGGCATGGTTAGCCGTCTGGGAAATAAGCTCACCACTGCACGAAAATGATTCATTGCTTTAATCAACTCCCGCTTTTCGTCAGTGGTCAGCTCATTAATGCTGATGCTATGACGTTCAGCTGGAATTTTTGCCATAAAGAATATGGCAGCCAGTGCCCGTTTATTTTGTTCGCTATTAATATCCCGTGGATCACGCATATCTTTAATAAACCGTTCAAGCTCTGACTCAATATTAAGACCAAAAACTTTCGCCCTTAACTCCGCAATATGATTAAGTCCATTCAGGCGTTCACCGGGGCTTAATGGAACAGTCGCCGCAGCGCCTTCAATAGCCATTTGTTCCCCCGTTTTTTCGTAGATAGTTCTGCCAGCAATTCATCTTGTGAACGGCACGGATGCCAGCGTTTACCATCCTCACCCATGATCCAGCCGTGACCGTAGTGCATTGCCGGGCTTTGTTTAACCAGCAGCGATGCAAATGATGGTTCTTTCGTAAGCATAAGCACCTCACAGCAAACCGAATGAAGCACCGAGGCCAGTCACGGTATCAACTGCACTCGCCATCGCAGGGTTAGCCTGTAAACGGGCCTGCAGTGAAACAGCAGCCAGCGCCATCAGTCGTGTTACAGAGTTAATGCTGCTGATAGCATCACGACGACCTGCACTGGTTTTTACATCGCCAGATACCGCACCTGCAGCAACACGCCCGATCTCTGCGGTTGCACTCATGACGTAATGCGGCAGTTTCTCTTTTGCTACCTCATTAATCGGTACACATGGCAGGCAGTGAATCTGTGCCAGAAAACCATCTATCAGCGTTGAATCTTCAGTCAGATCGGTAAGCAGCCAGATTTCTGGCGCATTGAGCTGATGCGGTTGATCTGGGTTGAGTTTGTTTCGCAGAGTCTGGACATTCATTCCTGCACGTTCTGCCAGCTTCGCCATATTGTGACGAAGTGCAAAAGCTCTACAGGCTTCATCAAAATGCGGGTGTTTGGAAATCTTATAATCAAACATGCTATCCCCTTAGAAAGTTCTCATAATTGAACTCACTTACCAACAATGACGCGGAAGTTGGAATGACCGAGGGATTCACGGACCTGATCGGTTTTGTACATTAAATAACGCAGACTTACGCGGCCTTTGTTTTTTTCTTTCTTGACCATGTATTTAGCAAGCTGACCATGGTGAATTTTTTGATACACGGAGCCGCGGGAGATACCTTCCCATTCCGCGAACTCTGCAGGCGTAGCCATCTCTTTTGGTACACGAATTGAAATATCAGTGCTCATAGTGCAGTATCTCCCGATTAAGGTTTGGTTTACGTC